AAGAAATGGGATATAATAATCTATACTACAGTATTAAATCAACCCATGAATATGTGGACCAGGCTACAGCAGAAGCTATGGGCGGAGTTGCGGGTTTTACTATGTCAAGCAAAACAAGACCGTTAGTTATCGCAAAACTAGAAGAGTTCATCAGAAACAAACTACTTACAATAAACTCAATGAGAACGATCAACGAGTTTAAAACGTTTATTTGGCACAACGGCCGACCACAGGGGATGAGGGGATATAACGACGATTTGGTTATTGCTTTAGCAATTGGGTGTTGGGTTAGAGATACGGCTTTAACAATTAGCCAAAGAGATGTAGAATATAGAAGAGCAATGATTAATGGAATTACAGCAGGGGGAAGAAAAATGAATACAAAGATTCCTGGGATGCAAGGATATGCCCCCGCACAACAAAAACAAGAAAAAACGATGGTAGGAACAGACGGAAGAATACACGATATTTCGTGGATATATAAAGGATAAACCATGGCAGACTTTGACGGAAATAATCCAAGAAACTCACAGGCATCTCTTTTCAAGAGATTAACACGACTTTTTAGTGGGCCAATTGTCACGAGGAGACAAAGACAAACCCAGTCTCAAAAAGGAAGTTCGGTAGAAAAGTATACTTTCCGCACGAACACAGGAAGAGAGTTTAAGAAAAAGGAATATTATAATCCATTTCAGCCGATGCAATTACACGCCATGGCAACTATGGATCGCGTGCAGAGGTACACAGATTTCGAAGAAATGGAGTATACGCCAGAAATTGCCTCTGCTCTAGATGTTTATGCTGATGAGATTACAACTTCTTCGGATCTCAACCCGATCATCGCTATTGATTGCCAGAACCAAGAAATTAAACAAATTATAAACACCCTTCTTTATAAGGTTCTAAATGTTGAGTCAAATATGTTTGGTTGGGCAAGATCTATGTGCAAATTTGGTGACTATTATTTGTACTTGGACATTGATGACGAGGTGGGGATCACCAACGTCATACCAATGCCCATTCGTGAGATCGAGAGGATAGAGGGGAAAGATCCTTCTAACCCAAATTATATTCAATATTTTTGGAACGGAGCTAGCACCGAGGGTGTTACTTTTGAAAACTGGCAGATGGCCCACTTCCGTGTACTCGGAAGCGACAAATATGTTCCTTATGGGACGTCTGCCCTAGAGCCAGCCCGCCGGATATGGCGGCAGCTTACTTTAGCAGAAGATGCTATGATGGCTTATCGTGTTGTCCGCGCACCAGAAAGACGAGTATTCTATATTGATGTAGGGAATATCCCACCGCATGATGTGGAACAATATATTGAGCAGGTCAAGACGCAGATGAAGAGAAATCAGATTCTCGATACAGATACGGGTCGCGTTGACTTGCGCTACAACGCTATGAGTATTGATGAGGATTATTATATTCCCGTGCGCGCGGGACAGTCGTCAAAAATAGAGACATTGGCAGGAGGACAATTAACAAATGCTATCGAAGATGTACAGTATCTAAGGGATAAGCTTTTTTCTGCCTTAAAGGTGCCAAAAGGATATTTGGCTCAATCTGATACTCTTGAGGATAAGTCCACCTTGGCTCAAAAGGATATTCGCTTTGCAAGAACAATCCAAAGATTGCAAAGAGTTGTGCTTTCAGAACTAGAAAAAATAGTAATTGTTCACTTATATACGCTGGGCTTTAGGGATGAAGATCTCCTTGGTTTTAGATTGTCTTTGAATAATCCATCTAAAATTGCCGAGTTGCAGGAGTTGGAACATATGCGTACCAAGTTTGATATTGCCGGTGCAGCTACCGAAGGGTTCTTCTCTAAGCACTGGGTATACAAGAATATCTTCAAGCTTGACGAACAAGAGATCGAAAGAGTTAACGAAGAAAGATATTCCGACGCCAAGATTAATGCCATTATTGAGAAGTCGGCTGAATTGGCTGTCGCTGACTATGAGGCAGCCGGCGCACCACCCGAAGAGGGCGGCGGTGAAGAGATGGGCGGCGAAATGGGCGGCGACCTCGGTGGCGGCGAAGACCTCGGTGGCGGCGAAGACCTCGGCGGCGGCGAAGACCTCGGTGGCGGCGAAGAGGAGGCTGGCGAAGAAGGTCCCCTCTTGGCGGAACCAGGCAAACGAGATGATGGCTACCTAACACCCGGCGCTAAAGGAAAAGTATATTACCCAGCAAGACTGGATATGAGACAAGGCGGCGGCCCACGCCAAAGACAGATGGCTGCCCATGGCGGACAGCAAAGTGCGTCTACATCGAAGCGTAATGTGTTCAAGGGGTACAATGATCTGCGCCGCTTGGGCGCAGGAGTTTCAGAATCATTAGAAAAAGATGAAAAGCTATTGTTTGATACAAAGCAAGATATATCTAAATTAATCGAGCAGTTGGAGAACAAAAATGACAACGAAGCATAATAAAAAAAGAAACATGGGGTTTGTTTACGAAGCACTAATACGGGAACTTACTCGTGCGGCTGTAGAGGGGAAGAACAAGCGAAAGGCAAGATTGGCTAAAACCATCAAAGAGTTTTTCTCACGAGATACTCTTTTGGGTAAAGAGTTGGATTGCTACCGGACGCTGAGTGAAGCTAAAGAAGTTGAACCAGCCATGGCAGAAAAATTGATCAAGGCGGTTAAGGAAACACATAAAAGCCTCGACCAGAGAAAAACATTCTCTGAGCAGACTAGGCTTATAAACTTCATTAACAAAGAATTCGGCGAATATGTATTTACAAACTATGTTCCAAATTATAAAGATTTGGCTACGATAGGAAATATGTTCAACGACAGATCCCCAATTAAAACAAAGGTCTTGATGGAACAAAAAATAATTACTCGCATATGTGAAGATACAACCGGTGTAGCTTTGTCGGATGAAGTAGAGGTAGACGGGCTTGTCTTGAAGGAATTTACAAAAACCTTCAACAAAGAATACAAGCACTTGTTGCCAGAGCAAAGAAGTTTTTTAACTCACTATATCACGGCGGCAAGAGATACCGGCACAGAGTTTAAGGTTTTTTTAAACGAAGAACTATCTCGCATTAAGGAGTCAGTAAATGAATCTTTGCTGTTGGAAGAGGTCAAGAGTGATGAAGAGATGATCACGGCAACAAAAAAAGTTCTTTCTCTAATAGAAGAATTCCGAACTAGAGAACTCTCCGAGGACGACTTGAAGAAAATAATGAAACTACAAAAATTAGTAAGCGAGTATAAATCCAATGCCGATTAAAATAATCATAAACAAAGATGCTCCCGGTGGAGCGGAGGTAGAAGAGGTAGCTGCACCTCAAGCAACCGTAAAACTAAAAGCCAGGAAGTCGCTGGATGGAAACATTATTATTAGTGACCACCAGTTGATGGACGTAGTTTTGATTCCCGCAAAAAATAAAGTTTTGACAATCCCTCATCCGGGTTTCGGCGAAGAGGTATATTATAAACAAAAAGATTTCTTCTCCGCCCTATCTCGCCGTGGAATTTTTTCTGGAGCAATGGAGGGTGGTAATATTTATGGGGTTTATGAAGCCAAACTAGCGACTTCTGAAGAGGTGAGCCCTGTTCAGGTTGCTCTTTTAGAAATTGAGCGATACTTTAAACAAGAGGCTGTCGAGGAAGGCTTTGGCGAGGACTTTGATGAAGAAATCGAAGATCGATTTATTAATCCGGAAGACGACGAATCAACAGAACTTGGTGAAGTAGCATCTGAAGAAGAGACTAGGGAAAAACAACAAGTCCCACGTCATCAGCACTATGGTGGCTACGTTTACTAAAATGTCTTTATTTTATTTTCTTTTTGCTTGCTATGGCTTGACTTCCATCTTAGTTTATGGTAAAGTTTTTGACAGTATAAGGCCAAAACACCATTTCTTCCGTTGTCCCGTGTGTGTGGGGTTTTGGGTGGGGGTATTTCTGATGCTCCTAAACCCATTTACAGAACTATTTACTTACAGAATTTCTGTGACTAATGCACTTCTTTTGGGGAGCATTAGTTCGGCAATCAGTTATATTCTATCAATGACTTTCGGAGATGAGGGAATAAGGTATGAATACAGAATTAGAAGGGACTTGGACACAGAAGTGGATGCTTCGCCCAGTCGCACGTTGTTGCAGGGGTAGCAGTATCGAGCGGGTTGCGCCCGCGGTTTAAAGGAGAATAAAATGAAGAAATATGTATTACAAGAGTTCATGAACCTAGATTATAGCGACGAACTCCTTAACGAAAAGGAGCGAGAAGGTAACAAGAGTGGGATTCATCTTGTCTTGGCGGGGAAAATTCAATCCGCTGGCAAAAAGAACGGCAACGGACGCATTTACCCCAAGCCCATACTTGAGCGGGAAATGAAGAATTACACGAAGCTTGTGAAAGAGGGGAGAGCCATCGGAGAACTAGACCACCCAGACAGTTCGGTGGTGGAACTGAAGAACGCAAGTCATCTTGTCACCGAAGTTTGGTGGGATGGTGATGATGTAATGGGTAAAATGAAAATTCTAGACACCCCAGCAGGCAAAATTGCCAAAGATTTAGTCAAGGGCGGCGTCCAACTCGGCATCTCAAGTCGTGGTCTTGGGTCAACTCGCCAGGAAAGAGGAACAACAATGGTTGAAGACGATTTTCAACTGCTTTGCTTTGATCTTGTATCGGAACCAAGCACTACGGGGGCTTATTTGGTCGCAGAAAGTAAAGTTAGAACTCATTTAACCAAAGCTGACCGTATTAATCGTGCCCTAAATGATATTTTGGGGGATAAGTGAGAAAGTCTGAGCTAAAAGAGCTTATTAAGGAGTGCGTAAGGGAGGTTGTCTTCGAAGAGGGATCTTTGAGGACAATTGTAACCGAAGTGGCGCAAGGATTGGGCACAGCGCCTTTGGTAGAGCAGAAAAAGACGCAAACACCTTCTCCGGCACCACGGGAAAGTGTTCGCTCTAAGATTATTGAAGCTATGGGCAAAAACAATGACCCTTATGCTGAAACCCGTAGTAGAATGCCTAATTCTAAATTGTTTGAAGGCACAGTGCCACTGGACGAAGCCGAGAGGGGCGCAAGCGTAGGCGTAGACATAACTAATATTCCAGGGGTACAAAACTGGAGCACCATCGCTAACCAAATAGGAAAGAAGTGATAAAGGAATGAAAAATTATAGAAAACGAGAAGAAATAAGCGGAGTCTTGGAAGTTAAAAACACAAAAGACGGCGACAATGAATTTCTCGTGAAAAAGTTTAATCGCAAAGTTAGAAATTCAGGTATTATCGAAGAATTTCGTATGCGAACTCACTTTGTGAGCAATTCTGAAAAGCGCCGAGCAAAAAAACTTGAAAAAGAAAGGCTGATCCGCAAAGTAAATCAACGCAGAGAAGGACTACTTAGTGGTATGGGGCGAACCAAGTTCGACAAAAAGAGAAATTTTAGGAGAAAATAATCATGGGATATAGAGATGTAGGCTTGGGTCACGTCAATTCTTACCTAGTCGGTGGGACACCTTACATAACTGGTTCAAATAATCTGGACGATGGAGGTGAACATACAATTAGTTTTCCGTATGTTACGCGATCTGTCACTGTAATAAATCACAGCAGTTCTACCATTCGTGTTGCCTTCGCTGCGCAAGCTGACGCTGATGTTCACGACAATTTTCATTTTATTGAACTAGACAGCGACGAGGATTCAATAACTATGAACGTTAAGTGCAAAGAAATATACATTTCTAACGACTCCGGTTCCGATAACTTAGAATACCGTGTCTTTGCTGAGTTAACCAGCATTGAAACTGGAAATATGCCCGTACTTAGCGGTGCAGGCATCGATGAATAGGAGGAAATAATCATGGGATTTGGATCAGGAGGTGGGTTTAAGCCCGGCGCTGGAGATATAAAGGGTAACTTAACTGTTACTGGTAACGTCGGCATCGGAACGCCTAGTCCTGATGGAACGCTTCATGTTATGAAGGCGTCTGCCGGAAGCGTCACAGTTACCGGGGACCAGGCAAACGGAATTATTATAGAAGACGATGACAGTACTGCGATAACTTTGCTGGACCCTAGCGGCGGGGTTATTTATTTTGGAGATGCAGACGATACTGATATAGGAAGAATCGGTTATAGACATGGTGGAGATTATGCAAATTCAATGTATTTTTGGACAAATAATGCTCAACAGATGACTATAAACTCCGCAGGTAATGTCGGCATCGGAACATCAACTTTTGACGGCACCGCCGCAGGCGTTTTAACAATTAAGAATGGAACCTCCCCAGCCGCCTTGACTGCTGACCAGATTTATATAGGATCTAAAGATTCGGCTGGAACAGGCACAGATGAACTAGCGACACTAGAACTGTTCACAGAGGAAGCAATTGATGCCACTGCTTTAGATGCAGCGGGTACACTATCCCACAGAATTCCGATTTGGCTAAATGGCACTTGCTATTGGCTATATTTAGATCCGGTATAAGATGTTTGGTCATTTAAGTCACAAAACAACTATTTAATACGATGTACTATCTTCGTGCATCTTCCATCGAGGGGAAAAGAAATAATGTCTAGTATGTTAGAGCAGGCAATTATTGACGCAAAGGCACTTAAGGACGCTGCTATTAAGAATGCTGAGTCTACAATTGTAGAGAAGTATGCCGGCGAAGTTCGCCAAGCAGTAGAAAAACTACTAGAACAAGATCCCTTAGAAGATGAAGAACTCGGTGGCGAAGAAGAAGAAATGGCTATGGGCGACGAGATGGCTATGGGCGATGAGGAGGGAGCAGAAGAACTCCCCGACGCCGCCGTTATGGATGCCATTCCCATGGGTCACGACTCGGGCGCAGAAGATGTGATTGAAATCGATCTTGACCAGATTATGGCAGCCGCCGAGGAAGAGCCAGCCGGAGAAGAAGACGAAATGGACCGTGAAGAGATGGCTGGCGAATTAGGCATTCCCGAACTTGAGGATGAAGAGCTTGCTCTTGAGCCTGGGTTCGACGAGGAAGAACTTGCCGGCAATCGCGCTGATGAAGAAATAAATCACCCTGACGAACTAGAGCGTGATGAGCTAGAACTTGACGAGGAAGAATTGGTAGAGGTGTTCAAAGAGATGCTCTCGGCAGACACCCCAGACCAGTATGTCCCAGAAGCAGCCGAAAACATTTTGGACGAGCTAGAGGACGATGATGACGAAGAACCCAAGAAGGAAGAACGTCCCAACCCTCATCACGGATTTAAAGACGGACAAGATCCAAAAGAATTAGAAGAATTGAAAACCAACAACGCAGAGCTTCAGAATAAGCTCGCTGAGTCGGCTACAAAAAATAAAGAGTTACTAGAACTGCTCGGGCGGGCAAAAGAGAGGTTGCAAGAAATCAACCTATCGAACGCACGACTTTTCTATATAAACCGTGTACTGGAGGATAACTCCCTAAATGAGCGGCAGCGCAAGCAATTGGCCGAACATATCCATAAAGCACACTCGGTTGATGAAGCGAAGACAATATTTGAGACTCTTCAAAAGACAGTGGGATCTCGCTCTGAGAAGCGCAAGACAAAATCACTATCTGAGGTTGTTACAAAACGGTCTTCTACTATTCTTAGTTCTCGTAGAGAGGCTACATCAACAAACGAAAACCCTCAAACTAGCCGTTGGGCGAAACTTGCAGGGATAAAAGAAAAATAATATTTCATTTAAGGAGAAAAAAATAACATGTCTATGTTACACAAACTTACAGAGGGCATTCGTGAACGCTCTGTAACTCGCGAAAGCGAGCAATTGGTGTCCAAGTGGGAAGCCACTGGACTACTTGAAGGTCTTACTGACGACAACCGTCGTAGTGGTATGGCCCGTCTACTAGAAAATCAAGCCGCCCAGCTTCTCAAAGAGGAATCCTCGATGAGTGCCGGTGGGGACGTTGAAGGCTTTGCCGCAGTTGCATTCCCAATCGTTCGCCGTGTATTCGGTGGACTAATCGCCCAGGACATTGTTTCTGTGCAACCAATGAGTCTGCCAAGTGGGCTCGTGTTCTTTATGGACTTTACTCGCACGAACAACAAGCACGGCGATCAAACGACCACTGACCACTATTCCGCAGGCGAATCCGTTTACGGTGGTCGCGTTGTAGCTAAAAATCTCGCCACAGGCGGTGACTTTGACTCAACCAGCACAATTCCCAGGGCGGCCGATGGTCCCCAGGGATTCTATGGCCTCCACAGTGGCTATGGTGGCGCTGAGGCTGAGGTGGCGCTCACTGCGGAAACCGGCGTTATCGCCGACGAGAAGTGCAAGCAAAACTTGGCACCAATGGCACTGTCCGATGTTGTCCACACCAGCGCCGCCGGTGCTGCGATGCTTGAGGCGATTAAAGGTGATCCTGATATACTCGGATACGGTGCCGCAAACCCCACCCACAAGGTCGGCACTGTTGATATTCAGTTGAGCGAAGGCGTATGGGCTAAACTGGATAGGGCTAACCTGTCTTCTGTCAACCTGCTCGGCGACGGCGGCGCGGTTTTGAACTACTCAGCGAGGGTGGTGCGCCGTCTGACCCAGGTTAAGAGCGTTGCAGATCGCCAGATTACTTTGGTTGTCCTCGGTGGCTCCGGACTCGTTCTTGCCTCGGTAGATTTCGATGATGGTGACGCCCTTGAATTGAGCTTTGCCTCCGGTGATCCACTGGAAGCTGCCACGGCTATTGGTGCAGTTAAGGCAACAAGCAGCACTTGGTTGCTTGAAGCCAACGCCTCCGGTGCCACGGCAGAAATCGATCTTCAGGTCGATTCGATAGCTGTTACGGCTGTTTCCAAGAAGCTCAAGGCTAAGTGGAGCCCTGAGTTGGCTCAAGACCTCAACGCCTATCATAGTGTAGACGCTGAAGTTGAGCTTACAAGTGTTCTTTCTGAGATGATCGCTCTTGAGATCGATCAAGAGATCCTTGGTGATCTTATTTCTCAGGCTGCTATCGGTCCTTATCACTGGAGTCGAGCACCCGGCAATGGTCTGACAAGAGACACAGGCCGCACGTCGAGCCCAACAATGGACTTCACTGGTGGCGTTAGCGATTGGTATCAAACGCTACTTGAGGTTATCAATGATATGAGCGCGGTGATTCACCGCCAGACACTTCGTGGTGGCGCAAACTTCTTAGTTTGTTCTCCTGACGTGGCTGCTATCCTTGAGTTCACCGCTGCTTTCCGCGCTAGTGTTGGGTCCGATGACGACCGTGGCTCCTGGGGAGCAGAAAAGGTTGGTTCGCTAAGTAATAAGATGGACATTTATGTTGATCCTTACTTCCCACGCCAGGTTGTTCTGGTTGGTCGTAAGGGTAGCAGCTTCCTAGAGAGCGGATATGTTTACGCTCCCTATGTGCCGCTACAGGTCACACCTACCATTCTTGACCCTGACGATTTCAAGCCCCGCAAGGGCGTGATGACTCGTTATGCCAAGCAAATGGTTCGTGCTGATATGTACGGTGTCGTTGTTGTCCATGATCTCCTGCTGTAATAGCGTAAGCTACTGAGCAGACTAGAGATAGGATCTTAGAGAGGAACCCCGCCCTTGTGGCGGGGTTTCTTTTTTTCTAAGGGCGGGAACTAAGAAGAGGAAGAACCTATTTAGTAAGGTTGCTCCTAACTACTTTGGGGAGACAAAGAAATATGACAACAGCCTTGAACCCTTCAAGTACCGTTAATGCAAAGGTGTTGCCCTCTAACGGTGCGCCTGGTGATGTTTCGGCTGCTTTAGCATACGGCATTTATTCAACGGACGCCTTCTTTAGTGGCGCAGCAGATCAAGTTTCGTATGTACATGGAAAACTTGGAGGTAATATCCTAGACATAGAAATAGAAGCCGGCAATGTTTATAAAGCATACGAAGAGGCTTGTCTAGAATATTCTTATCTTCTTAATACCCATCAGGCAAAAAATGTTCTTTCTGATATGCTCGGTGGTGCTACTGGATCATTTGACCAAGATGGTGAGTTTTCCGCTTATCGCAGTGACACCACAATTAAGCCGAACTTAAAGTTTCCACGATTTACTTTGGCGTATTCTGCTCACGTTGCAACTTCTGTTTCTGCCCAAGCTAAAATGGGCGGACATGAAAGAGTCTATTCCGCGTCGTTTGATGTGACTGCCGATACCCAAGACTACGACCTTCAGGCAATCATTGCCGCTAAGACAACTCCTATTGATTTTTCTTCACTTGTTGATAATAATAAAGTCCTCATTGAAAAAGTTTACTATAAGACGAACTACGCCGCTTGGCGTTTTTTTGGAGGCACGGCTTCCTCGTCTAATAGAGCGCGACACAATACCTGGGGACAACACGGCATGGACAGCACTTTTGAGTTGACTCCGATTTGGCAACAAGAACTGTATGCGTCGGCTTATGAAAATGCTCTAAAGCTGCGGGCTTCTCATTTTTCTTATGAACTGAAGAACAATAGGCTCCGTTTGTTCCCCACACCAAATTCTTCGTCGCCTGAGAAGATGTGGGTAAATTTCCGCCTTGCCAACCAGTCTTACGAAGAGGAGTCCGACCGTAGGTATGGTGCCGACGGCATCAATAACATAAACGCTCTCCCCTTTCCAAATGTCCCGTATGAAAATATTAATTCCATAGGCAAACATTGGATCAGAAGATTTTGCTTGGCCTTGTGCAAGGAAACTCTTGGGCAGGTTCGATCAAAGCTCGGTTCGGTTCCAATCCCAGGCAATGAGGTAACTTTAAACGGGACTGCGTTGATCAGCGAGGGGCAGGCAGAACAAGATAAACTTAGAGAAGAGTTAAAAACCGTATTTGATGAACTTACTTACGGCAAGTTGGCGGAAGGCGATCAGCAGATGCAAGATTCTACTGAGAACGTTCTTAAGCGAGTTCCTCACGGCATTTACACAGGGTAATATAGATGGCTAGCGACAACAAATGGTCACAGCCAGCTTCTCCCCCTCCTCCACTTTTTGTGGGGGAAAAAGAGCGAGATTTCGTCAAGCAAGTAAATGATGAAATAATCGAGAAGATAGTTGGACAACAAATACTTTATTTCCCTATCGATGTGGAGCGAACGAATTTTCACCCGCTTTATGGTGAGGCTATAGAGAAAACTTTCCTACCTCCGATTCGGGTGTATGCCCTAATCGAATGGGGAGGGTCAGATCAGACCAGCGATAAATACGGAATTGATAGGGTCGCCAATATAACTGTGCATTTTCACAAACGTAGACTAACCGAAGATCAAGATTTATATGCTCGTATCGGGGACTTTCTTCAATATGAAAAACAATATTTTGAAATTGTTAAATTGTCTCAACCTAAAAAGCTTTTTGGACAAGACAACAAAGAGGTTGAAATCGTAGCAACCTGTAGAAAGGCTAGGGAGGGTTTATTCGATGCCTCGTAGAACAAAAACAGACGAAATTACTAAAACTTCAATCCCAATTAACCCTTCTACCCTAGAAACGATTGATTATGCGGTTTTTAATCACATAAATGACACCATGAACGTTCATTGCGACACCAACAAGGGCTTTAAGAAGGTTCCCGTGCTCTTTTCGACCCAAGAGCGAGCGCATATGATAAAAAACAATGTAAATTTGCGAGATAAGAAGACAACTTTGATTTATCCGATGATTTCTGTTGAAAGAAGCTCCGTTTCCAAAGATCCAGGCACAAGGGGCATCTTTGCAGCGTCAATTATGGGAGTTAATGATGAAAAGGGCGGATCTATTCAAATTGCACGTCGCGTTCAGCAAGAAAAGACCAGAGACAGGGCAAACGCCACCTCTATCAGTAAATCAGCCACAAAGACGGATACGGGGCGTCAGACTTTCCCTCTTGAGAACGATAAAATAGTTTACGAGACGATTTCCATTCCTCAGCCCATTTATGTTGATATGAGTTATACTATTACGATCACGACCGAATATGTTCAGCAGATGAACGAAATTATTTCTCCTTTTATCGCACGAACCGGAGCGCACAATTCTTTTAGAGCAGAGCACGAAGGAAACAAGTATGAAGCCTTCATTCAGCCAGATTTTTCACAAGAGAATAATGCAGCATCCCTCGGGGAAGACGAAAGAAAATTTGCAACATCCTTAACAATAAAGGTTTTAGGGTATATCATAGGACAGGACAAGAATCAAGAACAACCCTTTGTCGTGGTGCGTGAAGGCGCAGCCGAAGTTAAATTTCAGAGAGAAAGAGTAATGACTCAGGATGAGCTAGATTTCCATATGAAGAAACAAACAGGTGCCGACCCAAATGTTTTCCAAGTTGTCGATAAGAAGAATAAGCTCGTTCCGTAAAACCAATGGCGTTTGCTTCTAAGACATACTATTTACTAAGAATAAACTCACATGAGAGTTCAAAGAGCCACAGGCTTTTCAAAAAGGAGAAACCCATAAATGTCTGACAAGAAGTTTAAGTTTATATCCCCAGGCGTTTTCGTAGATGAAATCGACAATTCTCAGTTGCCCGCTGAGGCAGCCCCAATAGGACCCCTGTTGATTGGCCGCACAAGAAAAGGGCCGGGAATGAAGCCAGTTACAGTCAGTTCCTTTTCTGAATTCGTATCAGTGTTTGGTGAACCTATCGCCGGTGGACAAGGTGAGGATGTTTGGAGAGACGGAAATCTAACCGCTCCAACTTATGCAGCTTATGCCGCCCAGGCTTGGCTGAAGAATAACCCAACTATTACTATGGTTCGCCTCTTGGGCGAGCAACACCCAGATGTAGCAGACGGTGCTGCTGGTGCGGCAGGATACAAGATTGGTGCTATTTCCAATAACGCTGAGGGTGCCGGCAAAGGCGGCGCTTTCGGGCTGTATGTTTTCCCGTCTGGAACTTGGGGCGATGGTGCATCCCTGCACCTTTCCGGCACTTTGGCTGCTGTTTTCTATGTTTCGAGCGGTTCTTTGAATCTTTCCGGATCTCATGTCGGAGACGCTAACACATTAACGCCAATGGGTTGCCGCCTGATGTCATCGCAGACTGACGGTGATTTTGTTATGACATTTGGCAACACCACCACCAACCCCGCCACTGCGACCACTAACGAAAAGTTCAGATTCAATTTCGACAGAACAAGTGATCGCTTTATTCGTAAAGTTTTCAACACAAACCCAACTTTATTGAACGGTGATATTACTGCCACCTCGGCACAGAAAAACTTTTTCTTGGGAGAAAGCTTCGAACACAACCTCCCCGGAGGTTCAGATAACTTCTTGCATACCGCAGCGGGCAGCCCCTACGTTGGCGCTCCTAAGTTTGGTGTATTGTTGCCGATGCAAAACAATGCAGGCGTAGACACAGAACACAATGACAGGCTTTATGCTGCAAAGAAGGCAACGACTGGCTGGTTCATTGGGCAAGACTTGACCAATACTAATACTCTATACAAGCCAGAATCTCAACAAAAATTGTTTAGATTTGAGGCTCGCGATGCTGGGGAGCAATTGCAGAAGGAAGTTAAGATTTCCATTACTGATATTAAAGCTCCAAGTAATGATTTTGAGCAATATGGATCATTCACCGTGTTAGTGAGAAAAATCAACGACACCGACGCAACTCCGGTTGTGTTGGAGAGATACAGCAATTGCAACCTTAACCCAGCCTCTCCAAATTACATCGCAAGACAAATAGGAGACAAATACAGCACATACGACAGTACAGAAAAAAGACTTCGCTATTACGGTAACTACCTTAACAAGTCCGATATGCTTCGGGTTGTTGTGAACGAGGATGTTGATCGCGGTGCTGTTGACCCTCTTTACTTGCCCTTCGGATTCTTCGGGCACACAAAATATAGAGACGTTGCCATCGCCGCCGGCGAGGACGCGCTTAATGTCTTTGGTGATGTTACTTCAACTCCCAACGACGGTGCCGGCGCTTGGTCGATGGTTGATGGTGGTGGTGCCACAGCTTTCCATTCATATGTTGGGCACAATGGTCTCGATACTAGAATAGTCGAACCAGCCGGGCACCATCACTTAAACATTCGCTTTCCAGAAATTCCTCTGGTTGTGTCTTCTTCGCAAGGCTCTGGGCTCGCTCCCAAGAAGGCATACTTCGGTATGTATACCGGAAAGACAACCTCAGATCCTAAGTTTAATACAGCGGTTATGGACTGTCTTCGTTCTCTTGGACGAGGGTCAGAGTCGAACCCCGCACCAGAGGGGACAGTAGACGTAACACAAGCCTTGGCTGCCTTTGGTGGAACGGCTGGGAACACCGACTGGGCACAGGAGGGTTCGAAACTTTATGTTGTTCCTTACGTTTTCTCGCTAGATGACGTATCACCGGTTGATCTAATGCCGAAGGAGGCAAAGTATGCTCGTGGTGAGCGTGCGGGTGGCACCAGCTTCTCTGCCGGAAGGTCAGCCCCGGCAACTACGGCTGATAATGTGGCCGCGGCCGATGAAGCCAACGCTACTTGGCAAAATGTTCTTGACGCTGGGTTCAACAAGTTCACGACTTGCTTCCACGGTGGCTTTGACGGACTGGATATTAGAGAGCGTGAGCCTTTCCGGAACTCCGGACTTGGAGCTTCTGAGACTGCCGACTACGCTCTCCATTCTCTCGTCCGAGCAATAGACATTGTTCGTGACCCAGAGGTGGTTGAGTATAACTTGATCGCAGCACCGGGCATCACAAAAACAACGGTAACTCAAAAGTTGTTGGATGTTTGTGAAGACCGGGGTGATGCCATGGCAGTCATAGATCTTGAAAATGTATTTACGGCTTCTACCGAGAATTCAGCCTCTCTCCAGACTCGAAGTGCCGCTACTCTTGATAGCTGCGTAAACAGCCTGAAGGACAGGGGGATTAACAGTAGCTACGGAGCTTGTTATTATCCTTGGGTTCGTATTTCTGATACGATTACCAACCAAAGTCTGTGGGCACCACCTAGTGTTGCTGCTCTCGGGGCGTATTCTTTCACTGATCGGACCAAGGCACCCTGGTTTGCTCCTGCTGGATTTCACCGAGGTGGACTTACCGAAGGCGCAGGCGGAGTACCCGTACTGGATGTTTCACGCCGCCTAAGTTCTGAGGAGCGGGATCAGCTTTACGAAGCAAATATTAATCCCATCGCACAGTTCCCCGCCGAGGGCATTGTGATCTTTGGACAGAAGACATTGCAAGTTACTAGGTCTGCTCTTGATCGGGTTAATGTTCGCCGGCTAATGATTTTCTTGAAGAAGGAGATTAGCTTTATTGCGAGTCGCATGCTCTTTGACCAAAATACTCAGTCTACTTGGAATCGCTTCATCGGGCAAGCGGAACCAATTCTTAGGAGTGTAAAATCACGCTTTGGTTTGGAGGAGTTCCGTCTTATCTTGGACGAGTCCACAACTACTCCTGATTTGATTGATCGGAATATCATGTACGCTAAGATTTTACTGAAGCCAACCCGCTCTGTAGAGTTCTTCGCTATTGACTTCGTAATCACGAATACTGGTGCGTCTTTTGACGACTAAAGTTTCTAAGAAGCACTACTTATAACAGGAGAAAATAAAAAAGATGGCAAATCAAGGTGAAGGCATTTTCTGGGGGGACGCAGCCTCCGATCCAAAAAGAGGGTATAGGTTCTTCCTTTATGTCGGTGGCATCCCGGTTTGGGTAGTTAAAACTGTCACTAAACCAAGTATGGAAATCGCTGAGATTACACACACTTACCTCAATCATATATTTAGGTATCCGGGGAGAGTGACTTGGAATGGTGAGATTACAGCCACGTTGGCTGATCCTTTGGCTCCTGATTTAGCGAAAACTTTACTGAATACTGTAATGGCATCAGGGTATGCGTACCCCGATCAGCCAAACTCCTTTGTTACGACTAGCAAAGCAAAAGCCCTAGCGGCTCTTGGTGGAGCGGTAACTATCGCTCAAATCGATGCAGATGGTAAGCCGGTCGAAGAGTGGTCGCTAAAGAATGCTTGGATCGCTAGCGTTAGCTTCGGTGACACGCTTGACTATAGTTCCGACGACGCTACAGAGATTTCAATAACCATTAGGTTTGATTGGGCCGAGATGACAGTACACGGAGAGCCAGTCGCCGGAATGGGCGGAAGCTAAAAAAAAAGCTTTACAAAGCTAAAAATATAGGCTATAGTTGTATAGACATAGTTGAAAGGTTACATAATGAGCAGAAATAGCAACCGTGCAGGTAAGAATCCTCTAGAAGAGTCCAATGAGCCAATTCATTCGGACTCTTCCGCTGCAATTGCAGGACAGGGACAAATGGCTTGGTCAACTCCTACTGAGTTTGTAGAACTACCTTCCGGTGGGAAGTTTTACCCGGAAGGACACCCACTTCAAGGGGAGGATACGCTGGAGATCCGCTTTATGACGGCGAAAGAAGAAGATATTTTAACTTCTAAAGCTTTGCTGAAAAAGGGCATCGTGCTGGATCGGCTTATCGATAGCGTTATCGTAGATAGGCGAGTTAGAGCAAAAGATTTATTAATCGGAGACAAGAATGCAGTTCTTATCGCTATTCGGATAACCGGGTATGGCGTAGAATATGATACAAAAATCACTTGCCCAAGTTGCGGAGAGGCTATCAACACTTCGTTCAGTATAGAAGAGATCAAAAAAACGGAAGAGTCAGAACTCCCCGAAAATGTTGAGATGATAAGTTCAAATACCTTTACGATCATGGCACCAGCCAGCAAGGCTGTAGTAGAGTGTAGGCTGATGACGGGAGAGGACGAACGAAAACTCACGCGAATGCAAGAGCAGCGCAGAAAGAATAAATTACCTTCTGCTGCCTTAACAAATCAATTGCGTCAAAGTATTGTCTCCGTCAATGGACAGTCTGAGCCGGTTTACGTCAATGGGTTTATTGACAATATGCCCGCCCGAGACTCAAGACACCTCAGAGAGATATATCAAAAAGTTATGCCGAATGTTGTGCTAGAACATTCTTTTGAGTGTGATTCGTGTGATTACGAAGCCGAGGCCCAGGCGGTGCCTCTTGGAACTAACTTTTTTTGGCCTGACGTCTGAATATATTAACCACGTTTACGAGCAGTTCTTCCAGTTAAAATACTATGGCGGATGGAGTTTCTATGAAGCCTATAACCTGCCCGTTAAACTCAGAAGGTGGTTTCTTAAAAAGCTCGCAGACCAAATAAAGAAAGAAGGCGAGCAACAAAAGCAAGCTAGCCAGCGAGCCAAATCAAAATCAAAAAGGAAATATTGAGAAGGGAGCTTTGCTCCCTTTTCTTTTATATTTGGCTTGTCCGACTATTTACTTAAGACCAGTGTCACTCCGGGGGATCTAAGATGACTGAACAAGAATTTGAGAACTTTGTGTTTGATTTTAATTCCGTAGAAAACGGTGAATTAAACGAGAATATGATGAATGTTTTTGGCGCGTGGATACAATATCTTTTAGAGAAGATGTTCAAGGGGGCAAAAGTTCCGGTAAGGGTCAGGGGCGACAAGATTCAAGTGATGAGATTTAGCAACGCCCTGATCCATGAGAAGCGGTATCTCAATGCTATCAAAAAATATGGACTAGATAACCCTATGACGTATAAGTCACGACACAAACTTGATGTTTCAATAGCGCGGTTTGAAAAAGAAGTTGGCATTAACTGGCCACTGAAGTAGGCGTTTTTTAGATGGCTTACTACCCAAGAATATTTTATTATCCGGAAGACGAAGGTGGCGGCGATGATCCCACCAGAGCCGCCGCTTTGTCTATGGGGCAAACTCCGGAAGAGGTTGAGGCTTTAACTAAAGCCTACGAAGACCAAGCTAAAGCTCAACAAGAAATCGATGCCGCCCGCAAAGCCGGCAATGAAGATTTGGTCGCCTATCTTGAGGTGCGGCTTCAACTCAATCGAGAACTCTCTGAGGTCTCAAATGAACAACTTGACCAACTACGCCAGCGCCGGCAAGAAAACGCAGACTCCGCCGAGGCTCAACGACAAGCCGAAGAAGAAATAAATAGAGAACTTCAGCTTCAGATAGAGGCAGAAGCGTCGCTGGTGGGTTTTGCCACCGAGATGTGGGAGGCTCTCAAGAAGCAGACAGGGGAACTTGATAAACAAAGAGTAGCTTTAGGTAAAGGCACAGGTCTCTTCGGACAATTTAATCAACAATTGACTGATTCTGTTGCTGCGGCAGCAAGGTTTGGCAAGGGTGCCGAAGAAGTACGCAACACTATAGGCAG